GGTGCCAATAGGTTCGTAACCGTCCCAACAAGCGTTCTCTAATCCACCTTCTTCCATCTTAGTTGATTTAACTCCACTGAGTTCTAACTTAATGCGTCTAATCATTGCAAACTTATCCATATTACTTCGTAATTTTTCTAAAATCTTTATAGCTTAATTCTTTTTCGTAAAGAAATACTGACTGGTAATTTAAGTGTATCCACTTTAATAAATCACCTACTTCAATTTTATATTTTATTTCCAAATCCAAAGAAATTATTCTTTCAAAATAATTAACTTTATTGTCGTTTAATTCAGCTTCACTTGGCGTTGGTAAAAAATCTATCATTCTTCTATTACTTTATTAGATTTTAATCTTTTATTTTCTTGTTTTAGACTATCAATTGTTGCTTCAAGTCTAACAATGTGGGCAGTAAGTTCTTCTATTTTATTTGATAAGTCATCTATAATTGTTTGATAAACTTTGATAGATTTTTCCAAATTATCTAATCTACCGCCTTCAATTTCATTTTGATTCTTTTTGTATCCGACGAAATATCCTATTGCGGCCGTTATAATTGTTAAAATTATTTGTTCTATCATATTAGTAGCAGTCATAGCAAGGCGGAGAAGAAGATTCAATTTCAGAATAAGATGGCATTGTTCTTCTTATTCTTTCTCTTGAAAGTCCTGTTCTCGTTGTGTTAAACAAAGTTATTGGTGAATTGTATTTGGCTGCCCGGTCTGGAATCATCCCGTCAATTGTATTTGTAGCAAGATATTGTGGGAATTTGTTTTGGCCACGGCCGGTTATCAAATAGTCGGTCAAACGTTGTGAATAAAAATCGCTGCGTTGTTTTTGGATACTTCTAAGATACTTCATTGTTTCAATGTCTACCGAAGTAGCTGATTCCATTTGACCCTCAACAATGCCTCTGTTCATAGTTCTATATTGTAGTTGTGGAATCATTTCGAAATAGGCTGTCTGAATGAGGTAGTCCGCAATATAATCGTTTACCAATATCAATTCATCCGCATTAAATGTATTACCGGTCACGGTAACTTGGTCAAGTAAGTGATGATAGAATTGGGAACCCAATAAGTTTTGTAGATGTATATCTTGTGCGATACCTATTTCAGCGCGTATAACATCCATATCAACGTTCTTGTTAATATTGGTAAATGCTTTTAATTTAACTTCTGATATCAATAATTTCTTAGCCATATTATACTTGTGTTGGGGTTTCTGGTTTATTTACTACTTCAGGGTTCTGAACGATATCACCTGATTCGTAGATTGTCATTGGTTTGATACTGAAGTTGGTAGGCTTCTCAAACTTCATTGATACCAATTTATCAAAAGTTCTTAACAATTCTTTCTGATAAGGTTCAATTACGGTACGTCTGAAGTACATAATGTGTGTATCGATTTCATCTTTGCTACCCAATTTGTTTGCTGTACTGATACCAAATAGTTCACCGGAACTTACTCTATGTCCTGACAAGATAGTTCTTACAATGTCCTCATATATAGTTGTATAATAACCATCGTTTCCTGATGGTGATATTTGTGTAATACGTGGTGATAATTCAGCTGATTCATTAAAAGATACAATTGGTCTACCTGCATTGTTAACCGATGAGTATTGCTCTTCAAGACCACGTGTGATAATTCTTTGTTCTTCTTCACCAGGTATACCATTTACGAAGTCAATCCATAAAGATGGCAACATACCATTCTTTAGATTGTTTGCGTGGAACTCCTTGATGTTTACATCTATCTCAATTGCTGCCAATGCTCCCGAATAATCCGGTTGTGGATAATAAAATTGTGAGGGTACATATTGCTTATAATAGAAGATTTGAGATGGTTCTGATTCATCTTGTGAAAATGCCGGATATTCTTCAACACCAAACTTTTTCCAATTGGACCAATCAGATGAATAAAAATATTTATCAACCTCATCAGTTTCCATATTAACTTTGGCACATCTTACTCTTGAAAAATCAAGGTGATAGATTTCAGCAATTGATGCTTTATCTCTTGTCCAAATTACATTTAATGCATACCCACCAAATAATACAAGGTCCAATGCACATTTTGCAAGCACCTCGGTTACATTTTCTTTCTTATTGATTAGGTTAACTGCGGCCATTGGATTATTCTCCGATACCAAACCATCACCTAATATTTGTTCTTTCTTGCTCGTAATGATTGCCTTATGTATTGCACAGTTTTGATATCTGCTTAATAGATAATTTGGCATCATATTATTTTCACCATAACTAACCCAAGGTTGTCTGTTGTTAAATATCTCACTAAACACCGGTAAAAAAGGTTCCTGTGAAAATGTCTGTTTGCTTAAGGCGTATTTTGGTTTTGCTTTTTCTTCGCTCATATTATTCGATATATATATAGTTTTCATTATCTTCATTCGTTGAAATGTATTCAATGAATGATGGCAATTCTTGTGTTCCAAGTAATCTTGCCATACCGGTATAAACCAAAGTGGTTACATTGCCGTATATTTTTAGTTCGTATTGTCCTGCGTAATTTAAATCATCTGTTGTAAAATCTAATACAATTTCACAGTACCTATCATTCTCGCCAAATTGAGCATTGTTAGATGTACTGATGGTATAGTTCTTTACCTCTTGCGATAGAACGTGTCTAAAGTTTAATGTATATCCTGTAAAATCGGTACGTGAATTATTATTGATATTTAGTACCAATTCATTAATCTGTCCTTTTTCTAATAAAATCATAGTGATATGTATATAAGTAAATATAATTTTTTTCAAATTGAATTCATATATATAAAAAAAGGTGAACATTTATGTCCACCCTTTTAACCTATATAGATATTAAACCTTTCAACGGGTTTAGATTATCCGTTAATAGTAGCACCTGCGAATACAGTTGCTAAAGCTCCATCAATAACTCTACTCGGCTCCGCTTCTTGTGCCGTGAATGTGTATGAGAAACCATTTTTATCTCCCAATGCAAGACCTGTAGAAGCGTTTCCACCGCTAAGGTATGAGAAGTTTACTTGACCCATTAGATACTGAGTATCGTTTTGGTCAATAATAATTATTTGAAGGTTGTCGTTTTGGCTTAAAAGTTTTAATTGATTCCTTTTTTCGGTATCGTATTTGTAAAAAGAAGCTTCTAACACTTGCTCGAAATAAATTGTACCATTCTCGTAAGATTTGGTGATATTCTGAGTATAAGATGAAGTTCCTCTTTTTAATTCAAAACCATATAGAGTAGTTCCAGTAGTTGAAGTTGCACCTGTGATTGCACCATCGGCATCATAAGTATAACCTGTAATCATACCGGGGCCGCCCGCTATATAGAGCTTTTTCGCTCCGCCTATCGAATCTGAACAACCTAACGCCTGACCACTTGTGATATAACAAGACATATATTTTTATATTTTAATTTTCTAATTTATTATTTTTTGAAAGGGACTTTCACCCTCTCTGTTTTTATTTGTGTTTATATTATGATAAACCGTTTGTTGCAAAATATGCAGTTGAACCAAACTTAGCAACTTGAGCGCCATAGTTATAGTTACCACGGATACGAACCTCATCATTATCACGTGACCACCAAATATCTAATTTCTCGTGGTCTGACAATAAGTCAAATCCTACGATTGTGTATTCTTTTGGACCGATAGTGATTTTGTTTGAACTGTTCAAACCGATTGTTGGAACTACCTTAACGTTTGTGTTAGGGTGAATAGCTTCCATATTACCGGTAATACTTGTACCGCCTATGTAATTGGTAAAGAAGTTATTTCTCGTAAGGGCCTGTACGTATAGGCGGAAGTAAGCATATGACATAAATACAACTAAGTCTTCACGAGCCATTGCGTTATCATCTAAAGCGTTGATAATTAAGTCAACCTCAGTGATAGGGTTACCTGATACACCGTAAGCTGCTGATGCTGAGAATGCAGTACCTGCAGATACTCCAACACCTGTTTGACCTGAAGCGATTAAGGTTTTGAAACCATCGAAACAGTCACCACCTGCTGTAGTAGCTTGCCATAATTTTTGCTCAATTCTTTGTTGAATCTGCTTAACCTTCAAATCGGCGATAACCTGCTCGAAAGGAACTGATTCTTCAGTTTGACCTGGTGTTAATAACATTGACTGGTACGTTGAGTACAACGAGTCCGGACAAAGCGATTCATTAATCCTCTCTGGGCAAACTGTAATGTTTCTTTGAGTTAAAGTTGTTGTACCTGATGCTGACCATCCGCAGGCTCCCGCTTGGAATGCCGGTGTAGAATCTACCAAGTTCAAAGTTTGAGTACCTTTAATACCTAACTTCACGTTTGCATAAGTAGGAGTTGTTGCTCCAATTAATGCTTTAGCCATAAGCTCTTGTGATGACTGGTCAGTAAAACCAGTGATACTTGAAACTACATAGGCAAAATCTTCTTTTGAATATTTTTTCATTTTTTTAAATTTGTTAATTTTTTATTTATTTTTTAATGCCATAATGGCTTTAATTTTAAATTCTTCGGAATTCAATCTATCTTCCACTGCTGAAAAATCTGTCTTTCCTGATTTAATTGGCTTTGCTGCCGGTTCTTTCTTGAACGCCTCAAATTCACTTTGCATTGAACTAACTTTAGATTCGATGCTACCCATCTTCTCTTCCATCTTCTTCAACATATTTTTCATCATATCGTACAATTCAATTTCAATGTTCTTTGCAGTATCTTCAGCATTTGCTGCAGCTACTTCATCAGCATTTTTAATTTCGTCTGCAACAACTTGTGCGTCAGCCATTTGTTGATTATTAGCTGTATCACCTTCAGATGGATTCATTGGTTCTGCAACCTCATCGATTTGTTCAATAACACCACCAACAGTTCTAACCTTGGTTCCGTCTTCTAATTCGTGCGTTCCATCTGGTGCAGGTATTTCTCCTTCAGCAGTTTTTACAACTACCTTAGCTCCTTGTACTAATGAATCACCTTCTACTTTAATTTCAGTACCATCAATTAATTTAGCATCAATGAACAATTCCCTTACTGATGTAATTACACCGCTCTCAACTGAAACCTCAAAGTTTTCCTTTAATTTGAATGTACCATCCTCAAGTGTAACTTGATTGAACTCTTCATTTATTTTCATAATCGTATTTCCTACCTCAAGTTTAGATACTTGAACAATAGTTTTGTTTTCATCAAGAATACCAAAAGATTGATACTCCTTTTCTTCAGATAAAAATCCAAACTCTTTCATAAGAGATTTAATTTTATCGACAGCTATTTTAGAGTTTGACATATTGTATTTTGTTTTCTAATATTATATATAAATTATTTTAGTTATTACCAGTTTGTTTTAGTATTTCTTCTAACTTAAACAAGAACATTTCTTCTTTGTTAAATTTGGCTACCTCTTCAAAGTATCCACTAACGGAGAATCCATTCAATTCACCGGCTTTAATCTTCTGCCATACCTTTTCACCATTTGGTGTTTTTGGTATTTTCATTGCAACCATCCAAGAACCAATAGGTACTTCAAAACCATACTTTCTTGATTTGTCATATTTCTCATCTTCAACAATCCAACTCTCGGTAACATAGATATCTTGAACTGCTTTACCATCGTGTTCCGTATCGTTGTTGCGTGTATATTGATTTTTCATATACTTGTCCGCAATCATTTTAATTGTATCAGGAGAGAAGAATACGTAATACGGTTCACCGGTAATTTTATCTTTACGTATAATCTTTTGATTTGGCAGCATTGCAACACCTAAAACAATTCTTTTTTCTTCATCGGTTGCAGCAAACTTCTGCTTGGACATATTATTTCTAATACTTTCTAATTTATTTGATGCCCATTCAATGCCTGATGTACCACCCCAAGCATCCCACATAAGACCACCACATCCTTCTGAATATGGTACATCTTTATTCTGTGCGTGTCTCGCAAATGATGCCATCCTTGATATTGTTTCTTCTGAAATGGGTTCACCCTTGGCAAGTTGGTTTGCACGTTGTTTTCCCACGTCAGTTCCACAACTACCCCAACCATTCTTTTCAGCCCAATCTAATGCTCTTTTCGCATTGTTCTTAGCTCCCTCCGGATAGTCTGAATAACTTTCAAAACTTTGCGTTTTACCGGTTGGTAATTCATCCTTATAAGCAGGTAAATTAGAAACGTCATAGTCAAATTGGATTGCTTCGATAAGTGGTGCGTTCTTTTTAATTGCCGCAATCTCATCTGGATTATTATCAATGTGTTTTGTAATACCTAATCTTCTTAGAGTTTCCCACTTTAATTTACCATTGGTAAAAATTACTTTATTTCTTGGAATACCTAATTTATCTGTTACTGCATAAACACCGGCAGATTCAAATGAACGTCTGCGTGTTACAACATATAAATTATCCTTTTGTCTTAAGATATCTTGAGCAAGTCTTTGACCTCTTTGTGTTGATAATGTATCATCAAAATCAATTGATATCTTTTGACCAACAAATGATTCATCAACTATTGGACCACCAACAACCCAAGCATCACAAGTTCTTGATGCAGCACATTTGAAATCAAATGCTTCACAGTAACCTAAGTCACCCGCATCAATAGTTGACCAAGCATCTTGACCACCAATACCTTGAGAAATACATTCTAACATACTTGGTGTCTTTACAAAGAATGCACAGTTTCCACATCTTGCTTTCTTTGCTGATTCTACATCACCACCAAACATCTTCGCTTTTGCTTTCCAATAATCCTCATTTGGTTCATTAGGATTTAACGGACCATAATGTGCTTCATCAATTGCTCTCTGTCTGTTTTCTAAATTAACAGCCACGTTCTGTGTTGCTTCAGGACATTCTTCTTGAAACTTATCTTTTGATAAACTTAAAGTTGCACCTTGTGTTAGCATACCACCTAAAGTTCTTTCAGTTCTTGGTGATGGATTACCTTTTGTTTTATTGGTTGCAGTATTTGCTTGGTCGTAACCTAATACTCTATAATCGGGGTCAGCCAAATCATTTGGAAAACCGGCAACTGTTACCTTACCTTTATTGACAGATGCTTTGTTAATAATATCAGCATCTTTCTTGTACTTAATTCTTTGCCATACGTGACGACAATTCCAAGAGTTTCTATATACCAAAGGAGATTGACCATAATCGTTTGTTGCATTCTCAATGTCTTCAACTCGGAATACCTTGTTTTGTCTAATTAATTCTCTGCAAAAATCTCTTGATGTAGGTATAATTGCGTCACCGCTAATTAATGGATTTAACACATATTTGTATCTTACCTTATATTCTTTTGTATCTTCAAATGAGGGAGCATTTGGGTCTGTACTTACAAAGTTTTCTTTACCTGTAACAGTCTCAAAAGAATCAACAACCCATCCATCGTTGAATAGGTCTTCCTCTGTCTCTGCGTTCGTCATTATGTGTTCAACATACTTATGGTCATCTGAAGAAAAATCGTGGCTTAAACCGCAACCATCTTGACACTCTCTATTAAACGCTAACCAATTGATTTCTATTGCCGGTTCTGATACCAATGATATTGAATCGATTCCTGATAACTCATCATCCTCTTCAATTTTAAGTTCAAATATTTTTTCCTTCTTAATCATATTATAAAATATAAAAAAAACTATTTTGATTTTTTTTTATAAAATATTAGGACGGTAAAAAAACTCGCCGTACATTTGTTCTATAATCTTAAACAAACAAAAAAATGGCAGACAAAAAATTATTTCATTCAGAAGGTGGTAATCTTTTTGAATTATTACAAACAGGTGGTGGTCCTGATTATAAATCATACACTATCGAATTATTCTCAACAGAAAAAAATAAATGGGTTAAAACCGGTATTTATTTTAAAACCCCATTTGATTTTTCAATTGATGATTTAATGAATGAAGCAAAAGAAAAAGTTGAACAATCAATATTTGCTTAAATTAAAAACCCCTCAATAGAGGGGTTTTTTAATAGGATTATTTTAAAGATGTATAATTTTATGAAAAAGATTAAATCCTATTTATTTTGTTGGAAATCCAAACTTTTCTTTTAATTCTTTTAATTGGTCATTAGATACCATTGTTAATTTACATTTTTTTACTTCATCCATTTGATTATAATCTGCTGCAGATAATAATGCCAATCTAATTAATGTTAATTCTTTTTTTGTAAATGTTAAATCTTTCATAATTTTTTTTTGTTTAATTTACTTTTTATTTTATCTTCCCTGCCCTCGGTACTTCTTAGGTTTTTGTTCCTTAGGGCCAAATGCTCTTTTTGCTTTACCTTTCTTCTTTTTACCGAAACTAATCTTTTGTGAGTTACCGGTTGATTTTGCTTTAGCCATATTATAATACAGATAGTTCTTTAAGACGAGCTTGACGTTGTTGAATTGATGTCATCTCATTCTCCACAACATACGCTCTCATTATTATTGGTTCGTTTACTTCTTTTGTCATTGGTTTATCATTTGATGCAACCATTGTATTTGAGTTAAATGCTGTTCCTCCACCCATCTGATTCATTGCAGATAAAAATGGTAAGAACATTGCGGTTGAATTTGCATTAATAACAGATTCACCATTTGATAGTCTTGCCGGTATGGAATCACTTGTTCCTGAACCAGGTCCACTAATCACGCCACCGGTTGCATAACCTCTAAAGTTACCATCAGCATATTGTGTTCCACCGGTATTAGCAGTTGTAGTCGGTTTTTTAAATTGTGATGTATTGATTGCTACCAATTTCTGTATACCTTGTGCAGTAATTGTTGCAATTGCTAAACCAGCTGATATAGTATTTCTAATAGCATATTGAATTGATAATGCATCACCTACCGGTCCTAATGCAGCAACTGAGGCTTTATATGCGAAGTTTGCTCTTTGAGTGTCAATTACAATCCTCGCTATAGCAATACCTGCTTCACCAATGGCTGCAATTTTTTGCATTTCTAAACTGTCGCCAAAAAGTGTACTTAAAAGACTAAAAGCATTGCTATACATTTCAACAGTTTTATCTGTTAACGTTTGTTTTGATTGAAGTTCTAATTGGTCTAAAGCTATTTTTCTTTGTGTATTTATAGCGTCATTTTGTAAACTACGTTGATTTAATTCATCACGTGTTTGTAAATATTTAGCGGTATCTATTAAACCACTAGCTCTACTTTCTTCTAACGCTTTTCGTTGTTCTGCTAAAATTATTTTTCTATCTTCATATTCTTTTTTATATAAATCTTTTAAAACTGTTCCACTTACCCTTACAGTTTCAATACCTTTTTCATAACTACGAGTAATAATATTATTATATTGGTCAAAAAACTTATTTGTTGTTAATATAAGATTAGCCTCATCCGCTATTAACATTTCACCCGCACTTGTTAAAAATTGGTTTTGAAAGTCTAATCTTGATTTATATGACAATATTTCATTTATCTTTCTTTCCTCATCAAACTTCCTTAATTGTTCTGCGGTAATTTTATCAAAAGCCGTAAGTGCATCTAATTGTTCCTGACCAAATACTTTTGCCGCTTTTAATCTTTCCATAAATGCTGTTCTTTCATCTTGTCTTGTAAGAGATAAAAGTTCTCTTTGTGCTGCTAATATATTGGTATTTGTCTGTGCTGTTAATTTTTGTATTTCACCATCAAGTGCTATTTGAGCATTAATTTCATCCTGTCTGATTTTATCATTCAGGTTCTTTAATAATAGTCTATATTTTTCATCAACTTCAAGAAGTAAAATTCTACGTCTTTCTCTATTTCTAACACTTTCCGTAATAGATATTACTTCATTTATCTTTTGTTGTTCTAATGCCAATCTTGCTTTTTGATTTTCGTCAGCAATACGTAACAGAGCATTACCATTTTGTAATTCTCTTAATTTGTTTTCAAAATCTTTTCTTGCTTGTATTGCTTTATCATTTGCCGCTTTTTGTTTTTCACTAGCAGTCTTAGCCAATTCTGTAGCTTTGGTTGCTCTATCCGCATCCGCTCTATTAATCTCTCTATTTCTTTTAGCTAAGAATTCACCAAGTAATTCATCTAATTTTTCTTGCGTCTTAATCTCACCATCTTGAAACTTTTGATTTAATTCAATTTTTTTCTTATTGTAATCAATATCCGCCTTTAACTTTCTTTGTGTAAACTCATCATATTTGTCAGCATTAGCCTCAAACCATAATTCTTGTTGGTTTAAGTTCTTCTCAAGTTTTGCGTTTGTTTCCTCATTTGCTGCCGCCTTATTATACTCCTCCAAGTTACCGGTCAAGAATGCAATAGCTTTTGCAGCAAACTCAATTGCTCCAACAAATGCATTTAATATAAAGTCAGTTAATGGTTTAAGTACTTTGAATACTAAATCAATTACTTTACCAAACTTAGCAAATGCAAGTTGAAGAGGTTCAAATGATTTTGATGCTTTCATTACCGCAGCAACAATTAAACCAAATACAATTACCAAAGCACCAATACCGGTTGCGGCAATGGCATTCTTTAATAATGGGAATACTTCAGTTAATCCTTTAAATGCTGATTTAGCATTCTTGAATGTATCTTCAACACCTTTAAATGTTCTACCAATCATTC